AGTACGCGTTCTCCCCAGCCACCGTGGCCGCCCTCCCCGAGGCACGGCTCCTGCAGGCCATGACCTACACCCTGCTCGAGGCCGGCGAAAAGGCGACCAACCCGCCCTGGGCCCTGGACCAGGCCATCTTCCGCTCCGACGTCGCGATGTACGCTGGCGGCCTGACCTGGGCTGACCTGGACGGGGACAGCAAGATCCAGGAGCACATGCAGGTGATGGTGCACGACAAAAGCGGCATCCCCATCGGGGAGAAGCAGCAGGAGCGCTGCCAGAGGATCATCGCCGATGCTTTCTACCTGAACGCGCTGCGCCCCTTCAACCCCGCGACCGACCCGCAGATGACCGCCTTCCAAGCCGGGCAGATCGTACAGGACTACATCCGCAAGGCGCTCCCGCTGTTCGAGCCGATGGAAGCCGAGCGCAACGCCTCGATCTGCGAGGCGACCTTCGGCCGGCTTCTGCGCGGCGGAGCATTCGGGCCCACCCTGGTGATGCCCCGGAAACTCCGCATGGCGATCGACGGCAAACAGATCATGTTCAAGTTCAAGTCGCCCCTGCACGACTCGATCGACCAGATGAAGTCCACGCAATTCCTGCACATGAAACAACTCACCGCCGAAGCCGTCGCCCTCGACCCGGCGGCAATCGACATTCCCGACGCCATCACGGCGCTCAGGGACGCTCTGAACGGCGCCGGCATCCCGGCTGCCTGGACCCGCGGCGAGGCTGAGGTCACCGAGCGCGCCCGGGCGAAGGCCGATGCGGAGGAAACCGCACAGTTCCTGGCTGCGGCACAGGGCGGGGCGGACGTCGCGAAGACCATCAGCGAGTCCCAGAAGAACATCGCTGCTGCCCAACCGGCCATGGTCCAGTGAGCGAGCAGCCCAGAGCAAAGCGTCCCCAGCCCAAGCCCACCGAGCAGCCACGCTCCAGGCAGACGCCAGCAGACAAGCCCCGCGAGGCCTGGCACCCGGCACCCTGGGAGAACCACGAAGCCGAAGCGATCGCGGCCATGATGCAAGGCAGAGCAAACCCAGACCAGCAGCGCACCGCCATGAAGTGGATCCTCGACGGCGCCTGCAACCTCTACGACCTGTCCTATCGCCCAGGTCCAGGGGGAGAGCGCGACACCGCCTTCGCCGAGGGGCGACGGTTTGTCGGGCAGCAAGTCCTGAAACTGGCGAAAATCAACACCGACGCATTCAGAAAGAGGTAAGACGATGCCCGATCCCGCCGCAGCACCCCGCCAACCCGCCGCCCCGGCCGCCCAACCGGCTCCAGGCGCCACGGCCAAGGCCCCCGCAGCAGCTCCAGGCGCCCCGGCCGCCCAGCCTGGGGCACCAGGAGCACCCAAGGCCCAGGCCGCCCCCGCCACCGCGCTCGAGCCCGCTCCCGGGGCAGATCCAGGCGCCCCGGCCGCGCAACCGTCCGCCGGCACATGGCCCGAGGACTGGCGCGAGCAGCTGGTCGGTTCAGATGAGAAGCTACTGAAGCGCCTCGGCCGCTACGCCTCCCCGCGGGACGTCGCCAACGCCCTGATCGCCGCCCAGAACCGCATCAGCTCAGGGGAACTGCGCCCGGCCCTGAAAGCGGACGCCACTTCCGACGAGGTCGCCGCCTACCGCGCCGAGGCCGGGATCCCGGAGAAGCACGACGCCTATCCGATGCCCGATGGCATCCTCTTCGGGGAGGACGACAAGCCCTTCGTCGACAGCTTCCTGAAATCGATGCACGGGATCAACGCGCACCCCTCCTTCGTCCAGGAGGCGCTCAAGTGGTACCACGCCGACCGCGAATCCCAGATCGAGGCGCTGGTCGCCCAGGACGACAAGCACCGGATCGAAACGGTCGAGGCGATGGTCGCCCACTGGGGAAAGGACAACACCCGGAACAAGAACATGGTGAACGCGCTGATCGACAGCGCCCCGCCCGAGATCGCAGCCAAGCTGAAAGGCGCACGGGGCCCGGAGGACCGCGCGCTCCTGAACGACTGGGGCGTGGTCGAGTGGCTGCACAGCCTCGCGCACCAGATCAACCCGATGGCGACCGTGGTGCCGGGTGCGACCGGGGACATCGGCCAGTCAATCGACGACGAGATCACCAAGTGGGAAGGACAGATGGCCGACAAGTACAGCGACTACAACGGCGGGAAGTCACGCGACAAGGCACTGGCCGAGAAGAACCAAGCGCGCTACCGCGAGCTCATCGAGGCCCGCGACCGGTACCAGCAGCCAAAGAAATAATGGGGCTCAGATCCCGCATCCTCGCGGTGATCCGGCCTTTGCCGGAGGGCGGGGGACCGGCAACCAAGGCCACGCTGCGCGGACTGTGCCGCAACGACAAACAGCGCCGGGACTTTATGACGGTGTTCACGAACCTTCTCCTGCGCGAGGAGATCGTGATCACCGGGGGACGTAAGGCCGCTCGGTACGGGCTCCCGGTAAAGAGATAGAAAAGGCGGTGCTGCAGATGGCCGCGGACCGCGAGGCGCGGCTAGGGATCCTCCCCCCTTTGATCATCTGCACATCGCCCTCTTGTGCGCCGCGAACGAGGCGCGTAGGATGCGACCCAAGGTCCGGGGACCCGCGACAGAAAGCGCGGCCCGAGCCAGTAAAGCTACCAGGTAGCGAGGCCCCAGAGGGTCGCGCGCCGGCTCCCGGGAAACCGGGATACCCCTGCGATCGCCACGATGGACACCCCGAGCGACGGTTCGTACAACCGCTGTTGCTAAGGAGCCATCCAATGAAACGCATCAAGTTCTACCTGGCCCTGATCTGGGCCCTGATGCTCGACGCGGTCGACAACTGGTTCGTTCGAAACTTCACCTTCCAGCTCGACACCGCCTACCAGACGCAGTACCGGCAGGAGTTCATCAAGGGGTTCGAAGCGGGGGCGACGCTCCTGCGACCGTGCGTCACCACCGAGGCCGTCATCAAGGGCAACACCGCCGTCTTCCTCGTCGCCGACTCAGGCGGGGCAAGCGCGGTCACCCGAGGCGTGAACGGGCTCATCCCGGCGCGCGCGGACAACCTCACGCAGAACTCAGCCGTCCTGCAAGAGTGGCACGACCTCGTGAGGAAAACCGGCTTCAACATCTTCGCCTCCCAGGGCGACCAGCGCCGCATCATGCAGGTCACGGCGATGGGGGTGATCAACCGCAAGATCGACGACACGATCATCCAGGAGCTGAACACCGGCACCGTCTCAGTCGGCGGCGCGGGCCAGGTCCCCAACGTGAGCATGTTCCAGAACGGCGCGGTGAAGCTGCAAAACGCATCGGTGCCATGGGACTCGAACATCACGTTCCTGTCGCAGCCCTCGTTCCTCGCCTACCTCGAGCAGGCCCCGGAGTTCGCCAACGCCCAGTACGTGGACATCCGGCCCTTCGCCGGCAACACCCCGGACTGGCGCGACGCGCCGATGGCCTACCGCTGGAGGAACACCCTCATCGTCATGCACCCGAACCTGCCAGGAAAGGGAACGACGAGCGAGAAGTCGTACCTCTTCCACAAGTCCTCGATCGGGCATGCAGCGAACACGGGCGAAGTGGACACGGCGGTCGGGTTCAACGACGAGCAGAACTACAGCTACGCTCGTTGCTCGATCTTCATGGCGGCCAAGCTCCTGCAAAACGCAGGCGACGTCGTCTTCACCCACGACGGATCGGCCTACGCGTAACCCGATGGTCTGCTAGGGAGCTGGCTCAGACGCCAGTTCCCATCCGGACCCAGAAACAGGAGAGAGAGCCATGGCTTATCTCGGAACCACGCAAGCATCATCGGTCTCCAACCCGCCCATTCGTATCTGGGGTGGGGTGGGAGCTGGCGTAGATGTTCGGATCACCGGCGGCACCACGCTGTATATCTCCGGCGCCGGCGCCGCCAACCCTGCAGGCAGAGGATTCGGCCAGCAAGGGTGGGTGTACCACACCACCGACGTCACCTCCGCACCGCTCGCCGCGGGGTATTTCACCGACGCAGGACTGCTGGGTGTGCGCCCCGGAGACATCTTCTTCTTCGTCCAGCAAGGCAGCACCGTCGGATCGAGCCAGATGCTGCGCATCTGCGTGGTGTCGAGCGTGAACTCGACCGGCAACGGCGCGGCAGCGTTCTCGACGGCGTCATTTATCTCCGGCACGTCGTAAGCCGGAGGGCAGGACCTGTAGGACCCGGCCCCGAGGCCGCAAGGCCTCGGGCCTTTGCACGTTTGAGAGAAAGACCCTCAAAGGAGAACCACCGATGGCCGCCAAACCCCCCACCCCCACCCTGCAGCGCCCGGTCGACACGCGCGTCCAGACTGCCAGGCTCAACCTCGAGCGCGCCGAAGAAGCCGCTGCCGCCACCCCGGCCGGCGCACGCAAGCCCGACCCGCCCATCCTCACCGCCGATCGCCTGAAGGGGGCTGAGTACGAACGAGTTATCCACACCGCCGCCCCAGCCGTCGGCCACACCATGGACCACATGCTGACCCCAGCCTACTGGGCACACGTGGCCCCGAAGCTGAAACCCTGGGACCGCGTGGAAGTGCGAGCCGAAGACGGCACCTACTACGCCGAGCTCCTGGTTCTCGCTTGCGACCGGACATGGGCGCGCATGCATGTGCTGCGCTGGGACGATCTCTCCACCCAGGACGTCTCGCTTACCGAAGCCTCCCAGGCGAGCGCAAGCTACGAGGTCAAGTTCACCCCCAACCTGCGCTGGCACGTGATCCGCAAGCTCGATCGCCAGGTGATGCACAAAGAGGCCCAGACCCGAGCCGACGCCGAGCTCTGGTTGAGAGAGTACCTGAAGATCGTCCCGGCGTAGGAGCGCCGTGACCACCACCAAGCTCCGGATCTACAACGGGGCCCTCGCCATCATCGGCGAGCGCGCCCTGGGGTCGGTCAGCGAGCAAAGGAAATCGCGCCGGGAACTCGACCTCGTCTGGGACGACGGCGGGGTCGACGAGTGCCTGGAAGCCGGGCAGTGGTACTTCGCCATGCGCTCCACCCGCATCACCTACGACCCGAGCATCACCCCCGACTGGGGATACAAGCGCGTCTTCGAAGTCCCCGAGGACCACATACGCACCTGCGCAGTCTGCCAGGACGAGATGCTCAACACCCCGCTCCTTTCCTACCGCGAGGAGGCCGGATTCTGGTACTCCGAACTTGACACGATCTACGTGCGCTACGTCTCGAACGATGCCACGTTCGGGATGGACATGTCGCTCTGGCCGGGTACCTTCGTCGAATACGTGAAAGGGCACTTCGCCGCCCGCGCCGCGCTCCCGATCACCCAGGACAAGGGCAAGGTGGCCCTCGCAGACGCCTACCGCAGCCGCGCGCTCGCGAACGCCAAATCCAAGGGGGCGATGGCGGACCCCACCACCTTTCCAGCGGAGGGCGCGTGGACCGCGTCCCGCCGCGGGCGTTCCTGGAGCTGGCCTGACAGAGGCAACCGCGGCCGGCTGATCGGATAGCCGATGGCAGCGGAGAACGTTGCCCTCCTGGCATTCAACCGAGGGTTGTGCTCGACGCTTGCACTCGCGCGCGTCGACCTGAAACGCACCGCGCTCTCCGCGCAGGTCTACCGCCGCTGGATGCCGCGCGTGCTGGGCAGCATGATGCTCTGCCCGGGCACCGGCCACCTCGGATCCACGCGCAACAACCTGCAGGCCTTTCACATCCCGTTTGTCTTCAACCTGAACGACAAGGCTTCACTCGAGCTCACCGACCAGACCATGCGGGTGTGGATCGACGACGCCCTCCTCACCCGAGGCGCCGTCTCAAGCGCCGTCACCAATGGAGACTTTACCGCCGACGTCGCTGGCTGGACCGACGTCGACGAGGCCGGGGCGACATCGATCTGGTCGGCCAACTTCGGTGGTTCGCTCTCCCTTGCCGGCACGGGCACCAACGCGGCCATCCGGCGTCAGCAGGTGACGGTGGTTGGGTCCGGGGAGCACGCCCTTAGAATCGTGATCGAGCGCGGACCCGTGACGCTGCGGGTGGGATCGGCATCGGGACTGGATGACTATATCACCCAAACGGTCCTAGACACCGGGACCCACTCGCTCGCCTTCACCCCGACCGGGGCGTCCTTCTGGATCGACCTCCTCACCCGGCGCATTCCCCCGGCCTACGTGGGTTCCTGCAACGTCGAGGCGGCCGGGGTCGTCGAAATCCCCACCCCGTGGCTGCAGGCGGACCTGCGCTCAATCCGCTACGACACGAGCGGGGACATCACCTACCTCGCGAGCGCAAGCACCACGATCGCCGGCGGGTACCAACAACGAGCGATCGAACGGCGCTCCGCGCGCTCCTGGTCAGTCGTCCTGTACGCCCCCGAGGATGGACCATTCAGAGTGGAGAACGTACTACCGGTCACGATCACCCCGTCGGCCCTGACCGGATCGATCACGCTTACGGCCTCCGTCCCGCTTTTCCGATCCACCCACGCGGGCGCGCTCTTCCGGGTGACATCCATCGGGCAAACGGTAACCGCCGCCCTCACCGCCCAGGCACCAGCTGCGGGGAGCAGCACCTCCTCGATCCGTGTGACCGGGGTGGGCACAACCCGCGCCATCACGATCGTGCTCGCCGGGATGACCGCCGGGCGCACCGTCATCCTCGAGCAATCATTCGACGAGACGACCTGGACCGCCGTGGCCGGGCAGACCTGGACCGCCGACGTGACCACGAGCTTTACTGACGGGCTAGCCAACCAAATCATTTTCTATCGGCTGACATGCACGGTCGTGGGCGCGGCCGGCGCCACTACCGCAACGCTCTCCAGCGGAACCGGAAGCATCACCGGTATCGCCAAGGTGACGGTGTTCACGAGCAGCACCGTCGTGACAGCCGACGTGCTCACCGCCATGGGAGCCATCACGGCGAGTGACATCTGGGCAGAGGGCGCATGGTCTGACTTCCGCGGCTATCCCACGAGCGTGGTATTCGACGACGGGCGCCTGTGGTGGTTCGGCAAGAGCTTCGAGTGGGGCTCGGTATCGGATGGTTTCTACAGCTTCGATGACCTGGTCGAGGGCGACTCGGGTCCCATCATCCGCTCGATCGGCTCAGGGCCTGTGGATAATATCAACTGGGGCCTGTCGCTGCGGCGCCTCCTCGCGGGCGGTGAGCTCGCGGAGTTCCAGACGGTGAGCTCAAGCTTCGACGAACCACTCACCCCGACCAACAACCAGGTGCGCGCCTCGACCACGCAAGGATCCGCACCGGTGCAGGCTCTGAAGATGGACGCCCAGGGCGTATTCGTGCGCCAGGGCGGCACGCGCCTGTACTCCCTGGATTTCGACTCGGGCGGGAACGACTACACCGCGCGCGACCTGACCGCCATCATGCCGGACCTTTTCGACGATCCCGACGACGCCTCCACCGACAAAAGCATCGTGCG